ATTTTTCTGTCTATGTATAGTCCTGCTGCCTTGCCTCGGTTTGCTTCAGCATTTACAGCAGAAGAGAAAGAACCTTTCTTTAAAGCAGCCTCACGTAGTCTAGCAAGTTCTGCAACATGACCTTCATAAGTCACTTCATGTTTTCTAAGTCGTTCTTCTTTTAATTCGCCTATGTGTTTAACAACAAGTGGAGAATATTTTGGATTAGTTAGTTCTGATCCTTCACGCATTGCTCTATCCTTACTGTATCCAGCAGCAATAGCAGCTTCACGTTTAGTCATTGGCCCATCAGGTCCACCGAATACTAAAAACTCAGCGAATCTTTGTTGCATTTCTGTTAATCTTTTTGGTACTCCCATATTGACAATTTAAGGGAACTATCCTATATTGTCAAGTGATGAAAGATGAAATAGATAGACTAACAAAACAAAAACAATATCTACAGTTTCAATGTAGAAAAGCCGGAGATACTATTAAAGGTTATCAACTGTTAGTTAAAGAACAGAAAAAAGATATTTGGGAATTAAAAAAAATACAGTATGAAAACGAAAGTAATAAAAACTTATTGCAAGGTTATAAAAAAGTGATACAGGATTTATCTGACAAGTTGAAACGAGAAGATTCATGAGAGTACAAGACTTGCAACTATTCTTAAGTAGTTTTACAAAAGGTTCCGACGCAGTAACAAATGCAGTTATCTATGTAGAAGTCCAAGGAAAGTTACATGCTATCCGACGTATGGAAGTGCACGAAAACGCAGTTCCAATCATAGGACAGCCAGGTCATAGTGCACACAGATTAGTTTTAAAAACTGAAAAACCTTCTAAACTTATCTTGCCAGAAAAGCTTCAACGGGATTACTAACTTCCCTTGAAACCAGAACAAAAATTATATGCAAAAATTAAAAAATCTATACCTAAAATATCGTGGATACGACTTGAAAATCTTAGCTTATCCGGCACTCCTGATCTATTGGGGTATAATAATAATGGTCACTTTTTCACTGTAGAACTAAAGGTCTGTAAGGGGAATAAAATACGTTTCTCACCACACCAAATAGCGTTTCATGTACGCCATCCTAACAACTCATTTATCTTGGCAGAGTCCCTTGATCAAAGGTGCTTGAAACTTTTTGAAGGGTCCAGGATCCTGGAGCTTGACGCTTGTGGCTTTAAGCTTGATGCTTGCTGCTTGGGGCTTGATGCTTGCCGCTTGAAGCTTGAGGCTCTTTAAGCTTGGCGCTTGAAGCTTGATGCTGTTGGCCCGGACCAGGTGCACGCTCCACTTTCGCCGTCGCGTTCGCTCCGCTAATGACCTGATCCGATTTATTACGCTTGCGTAATTCTTTATAATATTTTGGATGTCTAAACATGTTAGTGTTTACCGTAAGAAACTGTTTTAATTGAGGCGTCCCAGCATTGTCTGCAGTCTCTGCACTCGTTGTTTTGTTTAGGGGCCGGGCAGCTGGCGTTGCTGTTAACAACCTCCGAACTGTTAGGCCAGGAAGCAGGCGCCCGCTGGTCAACCATGGGCGCACTGAACCTTATGACTAAATTGTCAGGCTTGCCGTCGAGATGGTCCTTGATCCATGCTTCTCGAGTTGGCATCCAATGCTTTTTTGAAGGTGTAAGTTTACACACCTCATAAATTTTTTGTAAGTGATTTAAATCTTGTACATCGCCTGAGTCATGCCATCTAAACACATCAGGCTTTTTGCTGTTGATCAGGTGAGCCATTGCCTGGACCCAGTCCGGGCTCTTCAATGCTGCCAGCCTTCGATACTGTGCATCCTGAACAACCTTAAATACATAACAACCTTTGAGCGCGTAACAGTCAAAGCATACGCTGCCTGGGACCTTCTGTAGCTTGCCGCCAGTCTTGCATTCTTTGGCAGGTAAACCAATTGACCAGCCAGGCATCTTTGATGGTTTACTCAGGCTGCCGCCTATAATTTTTAATGCTTCATCTGTTTTCATAATTCTTTCTCCTTGATTCTCCTATAACACAATAATTCTTTCTTGTCAAGCTTGCGGCTTGACGCTTGCAGCTTGCCGCTTCCTTCTTGTAGCCGTTGGCCTCGAGCCAGCGCCAATGGTGTATAAACACCATTGGATTTTCAATTCTTCTAGTCATTTGTCAATCTCTGAATTATACTCTTCATCTCTTTGATCAGAAGCTGCCCATCTCTTCTTGCTCTCTTCCTGGTCCTGCTTTACTAATCGAAGCGTTTCCTCTAATGCTGCCGCTATTCTTTCCAGCACAACATTTGTATATTTTAAATTGTCTCTGTCCATAATTATTCCTTTCTAAATCCATCCTACACTATCCCGTAACCATTGTCAAGCTTGAAGCTTGCGGCTCCAGGCAGTCAGTCCCGAATTACTTCGGTCCTGCCTGCGAGCGGCCAGTCTCTTCACACTAGTAGATCCATGGACCACAGCACTAATAGACTGATCCCTATAAATTAGAACAGCTGTGTAGCACAATTAAGCACTTTTCAGACTAATTTATTAAATCAAATATAATGCTTGACTATCCTATTGTCAAGTGCTAAAACAAATTAAATGCAAAATAAAATAAATAACCAAGAAAGAGGAAACATGACTAAAATAAGAATGAACACCGAGTTAAGAAACAAACTCTTTAATAAGATAAAAAATGTCTTTGAGAATGAGGACACTCAGGAACGAGAGGCATTTCTTCAAGCAAGAGAAGATGTTAATAAACATTATGTTGTTGCACATGATCTTGCAAAAGAAGTTGTTGAAAGATCATATCCAACAGAAGATGTTGCAGTATTAAGACAATTTAAAAAGAAATATGGACAACCTTGTGATGTTGTTGCAAAAGATAAATGTTTTTATTTTTCGCATAATGAAAATGTTGATGAGGATAACGAACAAATAGAAACTAAATCACACTTTGATTTTGGTTTGTTTGGCAATCTAAATGGTAGTGAGTATGGTAGTGATGAGGGCAAAAAGTTTGCAGTTGCATACTACCGAGAAGAACTAAAAGCAAAAGACCTAAACCCAGATATCTTTGCACAACAAAATGAAAACAAAGATAACCCACACAAAACAAAACATGTTGAAGAATGTATGAAAGCATTAGGACATAGTAGTAGTTATCATAGTGATGACAATGCTATTGGTATGGAAAAAGATTTTAATGCGCCATACTTTCTTGATGTCATTGGAACTTCTTATTGCAGATCAAGAGCAATAGCTTGTACTAAAAATGAGTACACTCAATTTGAGGCATGGCGAATTGCAAAAGGCAATCTAGTATCTAAACACCAAACATGGATTGATACAATTCAAAAACAATGCGATCAATTAAAAATTGGATTGAAAGCATACAGGTATCTATCTGAGGGTATTGAGTTGGCTACTGAACTTGGTATTGAACTTGATGAGGCAGAACTAATTAGAACTAACTCAACAGGTTTGACAATTTATAATCCTAGCAATTTGGCTAGTATGATTAAAGGTATGAAGAATAAATATCAATCAAGAGAGGCAAAGATATTGGCTAGAAAACAATATGAAGAAAGTCTAAATTAGACTATTGACAGGGTATCCTATTTAGTATAGGATACCCATAGAAAGAGAGAAATAAATATGACTAAAACATTTTATATAACTTATTGGGCTTCTAAACATAAGAAGCACATAACAAGACAAGGAAAGCATGACGAAAAATCTAGATATGGAACATCAAAACAAGGTGTGCCGTATTATGTTTATTACGACTTAGATAGTCATGGTTATAGAACTGCGACTACAAGTTGGAAAGTGAGGCACTAATGCCAAACAAACATTTTTGCCAAGGACCAGACTGCCATACTAGAACTACACAGGACAGGTTTCTAAAATCTCGTGGTGTAATTCGTGGAAGATACGCAAGGCTCAACCGAGATGACAGGACAGAATATTATCCAGAAGATAAATTCTTTTGTAGTTTGGGTTGTGCTAAAGATTGGTTGTCAGTTCATATGGATAACATAGAACAAGGCAGACCGATTGAGTTTATTAGACATAGACGAGAGAGTGGTGGTTATCATAAGGTAACTGAGGACAATGGTCATTGGGGTCCAAGTAGTTCAATACAAAGGGTTGACAATGCTTGATCTATCCTATATGTTAAATGATATGACTACACAAACAAACAATAAGACAGAAGAAAGAAAGAATAGATTCAATGGCGAATCTATTATGCTAACAAAAGAAGAGGCTAAGATTCATGATAGATTATTTATTAATGAACTAGCAGCTACACTAGAAGACAAAGCAGCAGGCTTTGACGGTGCGTCTAAGCTATGGGATAAAGTACGAGCCGACATCTCATGGTTTTCAAAGCACAATGCAAAAGCTTACATGGTCTTACTAGATTAACTCTCTTGCCGTGGCGCTAACGCGCCACGGCTCCCACACATTTAATTTAATAGAGGTACCACACTCAATCCCAATTAACTTTAGTTTATATAAGTCAATCCCCCTTAAATAAAAAAGGGGTCCCACTACTCTGGGTTGTATTGCTTGATTTAGACAGTTAATGGTGGTAAAAAACTTCTTGAACATCTAAAAGGATGCAAAAATTTTATAAAAAATTTTTATGAATTTAAATAATATAGATATAAGTAAATTACCTGCTGACGTTAGAAAAGAACTTTTACAGTTACAAGTAATGGT